ATGCCCATCTCCCGAGAAACCATCCTCACTGCGCTGCACGCGCGGCTCTCAACGCTGCCCGCCACCGCGCTGCGCGGCGAGGTGCTGCCCGAGCGCGTTCCGACCGATGGCCTGCTGATCCTGCGCGATGGCGAGCCGGGAAAGCCCGAGGTGACACTGTCGCCACTGCGCTACCACTACCAGCACCGGGCCGAGATCGAAGCGGTCGTGCAGGGCATCGACCGTGACGCAGCCTTCGATACGCTGACCGCTAGTATTGGAGCAACAATTGCAGCGGACCGGACGCTAGGCGGCCTCTGCGACTGGGTCGAGGCGGAAGCACCGCGACCGGTCGATCTGCCCGTTGAGGGCACGGCCAGCCTGAAAGCGGCCGTGATCCCGGTGGTGCTGCATTATTCAACGGCCGACCCGCTGGCCTGATCCCGACAATCCAAGGAGAACACAATGGCACGAGCCCAAGGGGCGCGGGCGCAGATGGCGCTTGCGTTCGAGACGACCTATGGAACGCCGCCCGTGGGCGGTTTCACCAAGATGCCCTTCGCCAGCACCTCGCTGGGGGCGGAGCAACCACTGCTCAATTCGGAATTGCTGGGTTACGGCCGGGATCCGCTAGCGCCGATCAAGGATGCGGTGACCGCCGATGGTGATGTTGTCGTGCCGCTGGACGCCGAGGCCTTTGGGTTCTGGCTGAAGGCAGCCTTTGGTGACCCAACCACGACCGGCACCGGCCCCTGGACGCATGAGTTCCAGTCGGGCTCCTGGACGTTGCCCAGCATGTCCATCGAGACCGGCATGCCCGAGGTGCCGCGCTATGCGATGTATTCCGGATGCGTGCTCGACCAGATCAATTGGCAGATGCAGCGCTCAGGGCTGCTGACCGCGACGGCGCGGCTGGTGGCGCAGGGCGAGACCGTGGACACGACGACCAGCGCCGGGACACCCGCCGCTCTCGAATTGCAGCGCTTTGGCCATTTCAACGGGGCGATCACCCGCAATGGCTCGGCGCTCGGAAACGTGGTTTCAGCCGACATCACCTATGCCAACAACCTCGACCGGATTGAGACCATCCGCTCGGACGGTCGCATCGACGGGGCAGACCCCTCCATCGCCGCGCTGACCGGCTCCATCGAGGTGCGGTTCGCCGACCAAACGCTTGTGACGCAGGCCATCAATGGCGATCCCTGCGAGGTCGAGTTCGCCTATGTGCTGCCCTCTGGCGAAAGTTTCACCTTCACCGTGCACGCCGTCTACCTGCCGCGCCCGCGCATCGAGATTTCCGGACCTCAGGGCGTGCAGGCCACATTTGACTGGCAGGCCGCGCGCGACAGCACGGTCGGCCGGATGTGCACCGCAACCCTGATCAACGATATTGAGGTATATTGATGCTGACGCTCGATCTGACGAACCAACCGCGCTGGCATGACGTTGCGCCCGGCGTGCGTGTGCAGCTGCGCCCGCTGACCACGGCGCTGATGGTTGCAACGCGCAGCGATCCGGCCGTCGAGGCGGTTCCTGAGGATGTTTCCGAAGAGGAACGCGCTGTTGCCTTCGCCAAGGCGCTGGCGCGCCGGGCAGTTCTCGCTTGGGAGGGTATCGGCGACGCCGATGGCAATCTAATCGATCCCAGCCCAGAGGCCATCGACGCGCTTCTCGACATCTGGCCGATCTTCGAGGCTTTCCAGCTGACCTACGTCTCCAAAGGTCTGCTGCTGGACCAGGAAAAAAACGTCTCAGCGCCCTTGCCGAGTGGTCCTTCGGCGGGGGCGAGCGCTACTGTGAAGCGTGCGAAGCGGCCTGTGAAACCTGCCCGGCGCGGCTGAACCGTCCAGAAACTCCGGAGGGCTGGCAGGTCTGGGACCTCGTCGGCCGTCTTGGCGGCCAGCTGCGTGTTCTGCCCGGCGCGGTGATCGGCTGGGACATGTCGGCTGCACTGGCGCTCGGTGACGCGCTCGGCGTGCCGCCGCTCGCCATGGCCGAACTGCTGCCCGTCGTCGAGGCGGTGATGGTCGCGAAACTCAACGAACAGATGGATCATTCCAATGGCTGAGAAGCGCGTTTCTGTCCGCCTTGCTGCGGTAGGTGGCCGACAGGTGCGCGCCGAGTTGGAAGGCGTGGGCGAAGCCGGGGCGCGCGGCTTCGGCCGCCTCAGCCGAGAAATGGAAGCGGCCAATACACGGCTCGCGGCCTTCTCGCGGCGGGTCCGTGTGGCTGCCGCTGCCGCCGTGGCTGCAGCAGCCGCTGCTGGCGTTGCGATGGTCCGATCCGGGCTGCAAACCGTGGATGCGCAGGCGAAGTTGGCGCAATCGCTCGGCACCACCGTCGCCTCGATCCAGACCCTGGAGCGTGCGGGCGAACTGGCGGGCGTGTCGATGTCCGGCATCGAGCAGGCCACCAAGGATCTGACGCGCCGCCTCAGCCAGGCGGCCGCAGGGACTGGTCCCGCAGCCGACGCTCTGGACCGACTGGGCCTTTCCGCCACCGAGCTGATCGCTCTGCCACTGGACCAGCGGGTCGGTGCCATTAACGCCGCCATCGAGAAATTTGTGCCTGCTGCCGAACGCGCTGCCTTGGCAGGCCAGCTTTTCGGCGAGGAAGGCTCCATCGCCATGTCGCGGATCGACACCGCGACGCTGCGTCAGGCGACGGAGGACGTCCTCGCTTTCGGTGTCGTGGTCTCCGAGCAGGACGCCGACCAGATCGAGCGGACGAACGACGCCATCTCAAGGCTGGGGCTGATCTGGCGCGGGCTGTCGAACCAGCTGGCGGTCGCTGCGGCACCCGCGCTGGAAGCGGTCGCGAATGCCATGGCGGCCGTGGCCAGCCGCACCGGGCCACTCGGCATCGCGATCCGAGGCCTTTTCGACAACATCGGCCGTCTAACCACCTATGCCGCCACGTTTGTGGCTTTTCTTGCAGGGCGTTGGGTCGCCGGGATGGCGGTTGCTGCCCTGTCGGTCCGTGGGCTCGCCACGGCGCTGGTCCTATTGCGCGGCGCGCTGATCCGCACCGGCATCGGGGCGTTGATCGTTGGCGCGGGCGAGCTCGTCTACCAGTTCACCCGCCTTGTCTCCGGTGCGGGCGGCTTCGGCGAGGCGATGTCGCTCCTGAAGGAGCTCGCGGTCGACGTGTGGGACCGTATCAATATGGGGGCTGCAGCGGCGGGGGCTGCGGCCACGGCGATGTTCTTCGATCTGAAGGCCGATGCTGCCTCCGGAATGCAGAGCGCCATCGAGAGCGTGGTGGCTTTTGGCAACACTGCCGCGAACACGTTTGAGGGGGCATACGAGGCGATCAAGGCAATCTGGGGCATGCTCCCGGCGGCCATCGGCGATCTGGCGTTTCAGGCGGCCAACAGCCTGATCGACGGCGTCGAGGCGATGCTGAACGGCGTCGTCTCGCGGATCAACACGTTCATCGGCGGGATCAACCAGGGGCTGGAAGCGCTCGGCTCCGAGCGGCGCATCTCGATCATTCCCGATCTCGAACTGGGCCAGATCGAGAACCGCTTTGAGGGTGCTGCGACAGCCGCGACCACCGCCGCACAATCCGCCTTTGATCGCGCTTTTGAGGACAATCCGCTCACTGCGCCCGATCTCGGGCTCGCCGCGGCGGCCAATACTGCGCTTGCCACCGCCAAAACCTATCGCGGGGCGGCTCGCGATCTGGCCGAAGGCGCGCGTGCGCCGCTCGCCAGCTGGCAGGCCCTGCGCGATGCAGTGCGGGGCAGCGATGAAGGCGGCGCGGACGCGCTGACCGAGGCGACCAACGCAGCTGACCGCTTTGAGACAGCCCTTGGTGATGCCGGACGCGCCGCTGCCGGTGCGGGCGCAGCGGCCGGGGCTGCAGCGGCCGCCGCCGAACCCAATACCGAAGCCGCCGTCACCGGCTGGCAGGCGGTCACCGCTGCACTTTCCGACTATGCCAGCAAGGCCCGCGATATCGGCGGTGATATCGGCCAGGCGCTGGTTGGTGCATTTCAGTCGGCTGAGAACGCCGTCGGCGAGTTCGTCAAGTCCGGCAAGCTGGACTTCCGCGGTCTGGTCACCTCGCTGTTGGCCGATCTCGCCAAGCTGGCGGCGCGGCGGTTCATCCTCGGGCCGATCGCCAATGCGCTTTCCGGCGCGCTTGGGGGTGCGGGCGGGATTTTTGCGAACATCTTGCATGCAGGCGGCATGGTAGGTGCCTCCGCGCCAGGCCGGATGGTCCCGGCGATGGCGTTCGCGGCTGCGCCTCGGATGCACTCCGGCGGCGTTCTAGGGCTCCGCCACGACGAGGTGCCTGCAATCCTGCAGCGGGGCGAACGGGTGCTGTCGCGGCGTGAAGCACAGAGCTACGGCGGCGGTGGGGTCAATGTTACCATCATGGCCCGCGACGCTGAAAGCTTCCGGCAATCCCGCACGCAGGTCGCCGCTGATATCGCTCGCGCGGTGTCGCTCGGCCGAAGGGGCATGTGATGGCCTTTCATGAGGTGCGGTTCCCCGAAAATATCAGCCGCGGGGCGCGCGGCGGGCCGGAACGCCGCACACAGATCGTCGAACTGGCCTCCGGCGATGAAGAACGCAACGCCAGTTGGGCCAATTCGCGTCGCCGCTACGATGTCGCCTATGGCATCCGCCGCGCCGACGATCTGGCGGCCGTGGTTGCCTTTTTCGAGGCGCGCAACGGTCGGCTACATGGGTTCCGCTTCAAGGATTGGGGCGACTACAAGTCCTGCCTGCCTTCGGGCACGCCATCGCCGACGGATCAGTCGATCGGCACCGGCGATGGCACGACGACGGCCTTCCAGTTAGTGAAGCGCTACGCGTCCGGCGCACAATCCTGGACGCGCGCCATCGCCAAGCCTGTGACCGCAACCGTTCGCATCGCGCTTGGCGGGGTGGAGCAGCCCTCCGGTTGGTCCGTCGACACCACGACTGGCGTCGTCACCTTCAGCGCTGCGCCGGGCGCTGGCGTCGCCATCACCGCAGGCTTCGAGTTCGATGTGCCGGTCCGCTTCGACACCGACGCGCTCGACGTGACGCTCGACCTCGAGCGGCTTGGCTCGATCACCTCCATCCCGCTGCTGGAACTCCGCCGATGAAAAACATCACCCCCGATCTGCAAGCGCATCTGGACGACGGGACAACAACGCTCGCCTGGTGCTGGCGGATCATCCGTGCCGACGGCGTGACCTTCGGCTTCACCGACCACGACCGGACGCTCAGCTTCGACGGCACCGATTTCGAGCCGGAAAGCGGGTTGACGGCGTCAGAGGTCCGCTCTGGCTCGGACCTGTCGGTCGATGCGCAGGATGCTGAGGGCGTGCTGACCTCCGACCGGATCACCGAGACCGACATCCTCGACGGCCGCTGGGACAATGCCGAGGTCGAGGTCTGGCGGGTGAACTGGGCGGACAACGGCCAACGCGTGCTGATGCGACGCGGCGCCATCGGCCAGATCCGGCGCGGGCGGCTTGCCTTCGTCGCCGAGGTCCGCTCGCTCGCTCATGTGCTGGGCCAGACCGTGGGGCGAACCTTCCAGGCGACCTGCGATGCGGCACTTGGGGACGCGCGCTGCGGCGTCGATCTTGTGGATCCCACCTTCAAGGGCACTGGCGCTGTCATCGATCTCCTGCGTGATCGGGCCTTCAGCGCCTCGGGACTCGGCAGTTTTAACTCTGGCTGGTTCACCTTCGGCACGGTCGAATGGACCGGTGGCGCAAATGTGGGGCGGCAGGCAGAGATCATCGCACATGACCTGACTGACGGCATCGCCGTGCTGACGCTGCTCGAAGCGCCCGTGCGGTCTATCGCGGGCAGTGATGCTTTCACTATCCGAGCGGGCTGCGACAAGCGTATCGAGACCTGCAGTGCGAAGTTCGCCAATACCGCCAATTTCCGGGGTTTCCCGCACATCCCCGGCCAAGATGCGGTTCTGCGCTACGCCACCAAGGACGGCAGACACGAGGGGTCTGTGCTGTGAACGCCGATCCCACCCACGTCATCGCCATTGCTCGGTCTTGGCTCGGCACGCCGTATCACGACCAGGCCAGCCTGCGCGGCGTCGGCTGCGACTGCCTTGGTCTTGCCCGCGGCGTCTGGCGCGAGGTGGTCGGCCCTGAACCGTTCCCGATCCCGCCCTATAGCCGGGATTGGGGCGAGGCCGGCCCGCGCGAAGTGCTGGCCGAGGGCGCAAGGCTTATGATGCCGGAAATCGCACCCTCTGACGTCATTCCGGGCGCGCTGGTCCTGTTCCGCATGACGCCCCGCGCCATCGCGAAGCATGTCGGGATCCTGACCGGCCCCGACACCTTCCTTCATGCTTACGAGCGGCTTGGCGTGATCGAGGAGCCGCTCACCCTGTCCTGGCGGCGGCGCATCGCCTTCGCCTTCCTGTTCCCGCTACGCTGAGATCCCCACATGGCTACCCTTGTTCTCGGTGCCGCTGGCGCTGCCATTGGCGGCAGCATTGGCGGCGCGATCCTCGGCGTCAGTGCCGCCACCATCGGTGGCTTCATCGGCTCCACCATCGGCTCGGTGGTCGACAGCTGGATCGTGTCCTCGCTTGCGCCCACTCAGCGGATTGAAGGCGCGCGGCTGGACAATCTTCGCATCACCTCGGCCACCGAAGGAGCGGTGATCTCGCGCCTCTACGGCCGCATGCGGATCGGTGGCAACATCATCTGGGCAACCGATTTCCGCGAGGAGACCAAGACGACCACGCAGGGTGGCGGCAAGGGCGGCGGGGGTGGCGGCAAGGTCAAGACAACCGAATACTTCTACTATGCGAGCTTTGCGGTCGCGCTCTGCGAGGGTCCGATCACCGGCATTGGCCGGATCTGGGCCGATGGGAAACTGCTGGATACCGCCGGGATCACTTGGCGCTGGTATCCGGGAGACGAGAACCAGGCGGCCGATCCGTTCATTGCGGCGAAGATGGGGGCAGTAAGTACACCGGCCTATCGCGGCACGGCCTATGTCGTTTTCGAGGACCTGCCGCTCGGCAACTATGGCAACCGCATCCCGCAGCTGAGTTTTGAGGTGTTCCGCCCGCTTGCCGATCCGGACACGGCGGAGGGGCTGACACAAGCGGTCACCATGATCCCGGCGTCTGGCGAGTTTGCCTATGCCACGCAGGGCATCCGGAAGGGCAGCGGCGGGTCGTCCGAGCCCGAGAACCTCAACGCGCTGACCGACACCGCCGACATGGTGGTGGCGCTGGATCGGCTGCAGGCGATGGCGCCGAAAGTCGAGAGCGTATCGCTGGTGGTGGCCTGGTTTGGCGACGATCTGCGCGCGGGCTCATGCAAGGTGCGGCCAGGGGTCGAGGTATCCGCCAAATCGACCAGGCCGTCGGCTTGGTCCGTGAATGGCGTCAGCCGCGCCAATGCCTTTCTGGTCAGCCGCGATGATCAGGATCGCCCTGTCTATGGCGGCACGCCCGCCGATTTCGCGGTGGTGCAGGCGATCCAGGAGATGAAGGCGCGTGGGCTGCGCGTCACCTTCTACCCGTTCATCCTGATGGATGTCCCGCCGGGCAATATGCTGCCGAACCCGTATTCCAACAACGCCGCTGAGACGGGCCAGCCCGCTTTTCCCTGGCGGGGGAGGATCACCTGTTCGCCTGCGGCGGGATATGTCGGGAGCGTAGACAAGACCGGTACGGCCGCAAGCCAGGTCGCGGCGCTGTTCGGCGCGGCCACGCCCGCCAGCTTCAGCGTGGCGGGTCAGTCTGTCTCGTGGGCAGGGACGCCCGGCGACTGGGGCCTGCGGCGCATGGTGCTGCACTACGCACATCTTTGCGCGGCCGCAGGAGGGGTCGACGCCTTTCTGATCGGCACCGAAATGCCGGGGCTGACGACCATCCGCTCGGGCGCAACCACCTATCCGGCGGTGCAGGCCTATCGGGACCTTCTTGCGGACGTCCGCTCCATCCTCGGATCGGGTGTGAGCCTTGGCTATGCCGCCGACTGGTCGGAATATTTCGGACACCAGCCGGGCGATGGCAGCGGCGACGTGTTTTTCCACCTCGATCCGCTCTGGGCAGATCAGGAAATCGATTTCATCGGCATCGACAACTACATGCCGCTCTCCGACTGGCGGGACGGGTTTGACCATTCGGATGCGGTAGAGGGCTGGCCAGCGATCTACGACAGGGCGTACCTGCAGGGGAATATTACGGGCGGCGAAGGCTTCGACTGGTTCTATGCCAGCGCGGCGGACCGCTCAGCGCAGGTCCGCACACCGATCACCGATGGTGCCGCGGAAAAGCCGTGGGTCTTCCGCTACAAGGATCTGCGCGCCTGGTGGTCTAACCCGCATTACGACCGCCCGGGGGGGGTCGAGAGCGGGACGCCGACGCCTTTGGTGCCGCAATCCAAGCCGATCTGGTTCACCGAGCTGGGGTGTCCGGCCATCGACCGGGGCACCAACCAGCCCAACGTGTTCTTCGACCCGAAGTCGTCCGAAAGCTTCACGCCGCATTTCTCGCGGGGCTGGCGCGACGACACGATCCAGCGCGCCTATCTCGAGGCGACATATCTCTGGTGGGGCGAGGCCGAGAATAACCTGGTGTCCTCGGTCTACGGCGGCCGGATGGTGCATGTGCCGGACTGCGCCGCCTGGACCTGGGACGCGCGGCCCTATCCGTTCTTTCCGGCGCTGAACGACGTCTGGACTGATGGGGCAAACTGGCGACTGGGGCACTGGCTGACGGGGCGACTCGGGGCGGTGTCGCTGGCGGCGCTCGTCCGTCACCTCTGTCTGCGGGCGGGAATGCTAGAAGCCCGGATCGACGTCACCGGCCTGTGGGGCGCAGTTGAAGGCTACGCGATTGGTGCGCTGGAAAGCCCGCGCGCCTCGATTACCACGTTGTCGCGCCATTTCGGTTTCGACGCCGTCGAGACCGAGGGGGTGATCCGGTTTGTCATGCGCGGGCGCGCAGCGGTGGCCAGTGTGACACACGACGATCTGGTGGCCGCTCGCGACGGCGACGTTCTGGAGCTGACCCGCGCGCAGGAAACCGAGCTGCCGCAGGCGCTCAAATGGCAGGTTGCACGGGCCGACGAGGATTATGACGCCGCCCTCGTCGAGGCGCGGCGCATCACCGTGGACACGACGCGGATTGCCTCGGAGAGCTTTCCGATGGCGGTCCCGCCCGAGGAAGCTGAACGGCGTTGTCGCCGCGCGCTGATGGAAGCCTGGACCGGGCGGGAGACAGCTTCATTCCGCCTGCCGCCATCGCGGCTCGCAATGGATCCGGCGGATGTTGTCACGCTGGAACATGACGGGCGGCCAGTCCCGCTCCGGCTCGTCTCTATCACGGATGCCGAGGCACGCGGGATCGAGGCCGTCCGCCAGGATCGCGAGGCCCACGACCTGCCGCCCGGATCGCCACGGCAATCGTCCTTGTCAAAAGCGGTGGTGTTCGGCGCACCCGAGGTGATGCTGATGGACCTGCCACAGCTGACCGAGGATCAGCCCGCCCATCGCCCGTTTGTCGTGGCCCATGCCGTTCCATGGCCGGGCGAGATGGCAGTGTTCCGCAGCCCATCGACGGATGGGTTTGAGCTGCTGACCAGTTTTGGCGGCCGTGCCCGGATCGGGACGCTGGTGTCGGATTTCTATGGAGGACCGACTTCGCGCTTCGATCTCGGCAATGCGCTCGTAGTTGATCTGCTCTTTAGTACGCTGGAAAGTGTCACGGACCTGACGCTGTTCGGTGGGGCCAATGCGCTGGCCATCGAGAGCGCACCTGGCACTTGGGAAATCGTGCAAGCGGGCGTGGCGGAACTGGCACTTGGGAAATCGTGCAAGCGGGCGTGGCGGAACTGATCGCGCCGGGCCGCTATCAACTGACGCGCCTGTTGCGTGGCCAGCGCGGCACCGAGGGCGCGATTGGCAATCCGTCTTCGGCAGGCGCACGGGTCGTGGTGCTGGACGACGCTCTGGCATCATTGCCAATCGCCGAGGCGGATCTTGGCTTGCCGTGGAACTGGCGCATCGGTCCCGCAAGCCGGTCTGTCAGCGACGAGACCTATGTCGCCGCCAGTTTCATGCCGGTGGGTGTGGGCCTGAGACCATTCTCAGTCGCCCATGTCGAGCAGCCATGGCGGAAGCCGCACGCGTCCGGCGATTTGACGATCCGCTGGACGCGTCGATCCCGCGCGCTTTCGGCCGACAGCTGGGGTGCCGTGGAGGTGCCGCTGATCGAAGAGGTCGAAGCCTATGAGATCGAGATCCTCGATGGCGTTTTCGTGAAGCGCGCGCTGAGCGCGACCACGACCAGCGCAACCTACACCGCCGCCCAGCAGACCGCCGATTGGGGTGCGCCGCTCGGGCCCGGCGACACGCTAGATATCCGCATCTTCCAGCTCTCCGCCCTGATCGGGCGGGGTGCCGCCAAAACCGTCACGCTCCAGCTCTGAGGACCGCAATGCCCGACACCACAACCAACTTGTTGCTGCCCTACATTCTGGCGGCGCAGGCCCAGAAGCACGTCACCCACAACGAGGCGCTGCGCATCCTCGACGGGCTGATCCAGCTTTCCATCTTGGACCGGGATCTGACCGCGCCGCCCGGCAGTCCAGCAGACGGGGACCGATACATTGTCGCTAGCGACGGCACGGGTGACTGGGCGGGTTGGGACCTGAACGTGGCGCTGTTCACCGATGGGGCTTGGCTTCGCCTGCCACCTCGGACCGGATGGCGGGCGTGGGTCGAAGACGAGGCGCTGCTGCTGGTCTACGACGGTGCGACCTGGATCGGAACCACGCCCAACGCGCTGCAGAACCTCGCGCTGTTAGGGCTGGGCACCACCGCCGACGCCGCCAACCCGTTTTCGGCCAAGTTGAACGCGGCGCTCTGGACAGCCAAGACCGTGGCCGAAGGCGGGACCGGCGATCTCTTCTACACCATAAACAAGGAGGCCGCGGGCGACGATCTTGGGCTGACGCTGCAGACCAACTTCGTGACCAAGGCGCTGGTCGGTCTGTTCGGCTCGGACGGGCTCCGTCTCGCGGTTTCCGCCGACGGCAGCACCTTCTTCGATGGTCTGAGCGTCGACAACACGAACGGCATCGTCGATTTGCCACAGCTGCCGCGTTTCAAGGCCTGGACGAATTACGACAACTATGTGGGCGTCGGCACCTGGACGAAGATTGGCCTGAACAACACCGACTACAATGATCAGGGCGCGTTCGACGCTGGAACCGGCCTGTTCACCGCGCCAGTGGACGGCACCTACCTGTTGGGTGCGACGCTGCTCTACAAGGTCAATTCCAGCACCTCGGCCCGGATGCGCGGGCGGCTGGTGCTGAACGGGACCACAGAAATTCGCGGTTCCTTTGGCGAGAGTTCCGCCACCCATGTCTCGCTTGCCACCGCGATCTGGCTGCAGACGATGGTGCCGCTGACGGCGGGCGATACCGTTGAGCTGCAGGGATATTTCCGCGCGCAGGACGGCTACTTCGCGGCCGACCACACGTCCTTTTGGGGCTGCAAGGTCGGCTGAGCGGCGGAAGGAGGTTCTGATGACACCACCCCGATCTGATCAGGGCTTTGTCCGCATGCCCGATGCCGAATTCGAGGCCATGCTGGCACGCGCTGCTGAGAAAGGCGCCAAACGCGCGCTCGCCGATGTCGGCCTCGATGGTCAAGAGGCTGCGCTCGATATCCGCGACCTACGATCCTTGCTCGACTGCATCCGTCTTGTGCGCCGCACCGCGATGCAGACAGCCGTCCGAATGATCACCACCGGCGTGATGTTGGCGCTGCTCGCGGGTATCGCGATCAAGCTCAAGATCTTCGGCGGGGGCCCGTAGCTCTGCCGCATCCCAATCCGTTAGCCAAACCGACCCGCCCATGTGGCGGGGTTTTTCGTTTCTGGAGGACACC